TTAAAGCAAGCTCGACCTGATGTGTTGATTGAATTTGTTGCTGACGATGATATGCGTACTAAAAACAAAGATAAGTCTCATAACGCCGGCCTTGCGGCTGCTGTTCTTGCAGCGGCGGCGGTTGACGGTGAAGTGTTAGCACCCAATTTTTAACAGAATAATAAAAAGATAAGGGAAGAAGTATAGTGAGCAAAGGCCCTACAGATTTTAATGATCAGGTTAAGTTATATGGCAAAGAACATCTTGCGCATCATCTTGATAAAGATTTGACTATGTTAAGAAGAGCGCACGCACGCTCTGAAAATGAAGAGGAAAACCTTGAGTCGAACAATGAACCGCCACCTATAACTGAAATGCCTCCGAACATGGAAGAAAAAGAGCCTGATGAATGGGAGCGTTTTTTTGAAAAAAACCAGTACGGCCAGTATAAGGCATCAGTTAGAAACGTTGAGTTAGCTTTGAATAATGATCCTGGTTGGCGTGGTGTGCTGGGTTTTTGTGAATTTAGTTATAGCATTATTAAACGTAGTGAATCTCCATTAAAGCACTCAGAGTTGGGCGAATGGAATGATTCTGATGCGGCTGCATTGCGTATTTGGATGTCTTATAAATATGGTTTTACTCCTTCGCATTCTGATATTGCTGATGCGTTATCGGTTGTTGCTCGTAAGCGATCTTTTCATCCCGTGCGCGAATATCTTAATAAATTAAAGTGGGACGGAGTCCACCGTCTCAGTACTTGGTTGAACCAGGCGTTTAAATCCACCGACTCGGAAGAGTATCTAAGAATCGTGGGACCGAAGGTTTTAGTCGGCGCTGTTGCTCGCGTGATGCAACCAGGTTGCAAGATGGATAACGTGATGATTCTTGAAGGAGAGCAGGGCAAGGGTAAGAGTACAACGATTAAACGCTTGTTTGGTGAATGGTTTACTGATGCACCTTTACCTATTGGTGATAAAGATGCCTACATGGTTATACAAGGTAAATGGGGTTTGGAAATTGCAGAACTTGATGCTTTTCATAAGGCTGAGGTTACGGCTTTAAAGCATTTTTTCTCACAACAAATTGACCGATTTAGACCGGCTTATGGTCGTGTTGCGCAAGACCATCCACGGCAAACTGTTTTCTGGGCAAGCACGAACCAAGATGTTTACTTGAGAGATTACACGGGTAACCGGAGGTTTTGGCCGCTGTATTGTACCGTCGTAAATGCTCAGTGGGTTCATGATAACCGTGACCAACTTTGGGCAGAAGCGACTCATCTTTATAACAAGGGATATCGATGGTGGGTTTCACGCGAGACGCCTGAAGATGAAGAAGAGTGGCTTACCGTAACCGAAGTGCAGGATTCTCGATTACAACGTGACCCTTGGGAAGACAAACTTGCACCGTGGCTGGACGAACAAAGTAAGCCGTGGCTCACGACAACTGAAATTCTAGAAGACTGTATTGGGCTTGATTCCGCCCACCAACAGCAGGCTCACATGAACCGTTTAGGACCGATTATGCGCAGCTTAGGTTGGCGCAATAAACGAGAACGAGTACCAGGTAAAAACGGAAAAGAAAGACAAATTCGCGTTTGGGTCTCTGATGACGTTGAAAAAGAACTAAATGAGGTGCCTTTGTGACGCCTGTGACACCGGTCAATTTTTGGGCGTCACAGCGTAGAGCCAGTGCTAGCAAGGCTTGTGACGCCGTGACACCTGTGACGCCCTATACGTACGGGCACGCGCACGCGCACGCGCGCACGGGGATGTGGGTGTCACCTATGTCACAACAGATATATATATTAATAATCAGGGGGTTAGGGCTGTGACACCCTCAAACACTAGGGCGTCACAGGCGTCACAAGTCAACTCAATGTTAATTTGGGTTAGAGAAAGCGTTCATAGTAAAACAACGGTTCAAGGTTATGGCGTTAACGTAACCAAAGACAACGATAGTTATACGTATATTGCTATGTTTTTAAATCACGTACTGGGTTCATTCACAGCAACAAGTGAGCGGGCAAGTATGGAAACTGCTCGCGATAATGCGAACTTAGTTTGTGAGCAACACTTAGCTCTGTTACCACTTCGCCGTGCTGCTTATGCAAAAGCAGGTGGTCAACGTCTTGCCGATGTTGGTCATGACTTAATGCAGTCACTAAATGAGCAAGAGCTTGAACAAGTTATTGTTAATCCAGACAGTCTAACTGCCTTACAAAAGTCCAAGGTACTTCCAGCCATACAAGCCCAACGGGCAGACGACGCGCGGAATTTCGCTAGTGATAGGGTTTCAAGTTTGCCTTACACATCGGACACATTGGAATCATCAGGTCAATGTTCAAGTGGTCAAGGTGATCTTAATGTCTAGAAAGAAATATATGTCACAAGCTGAGTTCGCACGGTTCCGTGGCGTGTCGCGAGCAACCGTAACTGAATACAAACAAAAAGATTTATTAGTGTTCAACAGTGATGGCCGTGTTGATGTTGCTAAGTCTGAGGCTTCTTTAGATTCTTTACTTGATCCAACTAGAGGAGGTGATAGAAGTGGTCGTGAACAAAAGCCTTCGGCAAATAAAGATAAAACGCTATTGGACGCAAGAATTAGTGAAACAATAACAAAGACAGCTAAGAATGCATTAGAAGTTGAAAAGATGGCTGGACGCTTAATTGAAAAAGATCTTACTGCGATGGCAGCATTTACTTTGTCACGACAAGCACTAGAGTCTTTATTAGCTATACCAGATCGTTTATCAACATTGTTAGCTGTTGAAACTGACGCGGCAAAAATTCATGAAACATTAAGTAAAGAAATTCGTTTGGTTGCAAACAAGTTAGCAGATGAAGCGGAGGCAATGTTTAATGAATAGCTCCGCTGCACAAGCGACAGAACAAGTTGCTTCTCAAGAAGCGCATGAAATTTATTCGGTTGCTGACGGCGGTAATGTGTTTGCTAAAGCATGGGCAGATGGTTGGAGAATTCCTGAGCCTATTCCCGTTGATGAGTGGGCAGATAAACATCGTATCTTGCCTCGTGAAAGTTCTTCAGAGCACGGGCAGTGGAGAACAGATAGAACACCTTACTTACGCGAACCTATGCAAGTGTTAAGTGATGAACATCCTTGCAAACGTGTAGTGATGATTTTTGGAACACAAACTGGAAAAACAGAAACGGGTAACAACTGGGTGGGCTCATCAATACACCAGTCACCATCATCGATGATGGTTGTACAACCAACAGTTGAAATGGGCAAACGTTGGACACGCCAACGCCTTAACCCAATGATTACTTTAACACCTGAATTACAAGATAAAATTAAACCTGCTCGTAGTCGTGATAGCGGGAATACAACCACGATGAAAGAGTTCCCTGGTGGTTTTATTGTTATTGCAGGTTCTAATAGTGCTGCTTCTTTATCTTCAATGCCTGTACGTCGTTTATTTCTTGATGAAGTAGATCGCTATCCTCATGATGTTGATGGAGAAGGTCATCCCGTTGATATTGCTAGTCGTCGTACATCTTCATTTCCTCGTCGCAAAGAACTTTTAACATCAACACCAACAACCGAAGACGAATCAGTCATAGCAGAAGAATACGAGTTATCCGATCAACGTCACTACTATGTTGCTTGTCCTATCTGCCAACACAAACAAATATTGCGAGACGAAAATCTAACTGATGATGGTACTTACTTGTGTGAGCAAGGTCATACGTTTGAAGAGCATCATAAAACCAAGATGCTAGATGACGGCGAATGGATAGCGCATAACCCAGATAGCGAAGTGCCTGGTTTTCATTTACCAAGTTATTATGCCCCAGTTGGTTTAGGTTATTCATGGGCAGATATTGCAGGGTTAAGGTTAAAAGCAAAACAAAAACCTGAAAAAGAAAAAACTTATATTAATACAATAATGGCTGAAACGTACAAGGATGAGAGCGGCCGTGTTGATTGGAAAGATGTTGCAGCAAGAAAAGGTTTGTACATTAGCCGTACCATTCCTGTTGGCTGCCTCATGCTTACTGCTGGTGTCGATGTTCAAGATGATCGCTTTGCTGTTGTTATATGGGGGTGGGGACGTAACGAAAAAATGTGGGCAATAGATTACTTTGAAGTCCCCGTTAATCCTGGCCTTGAAAGTGATTGGAAAATTATTGGTGAAAAAGTTTTAGATGTTGTATATCAAAATCAGTTTGGTGTTGATATGCAAGTGTTGTCCACGGGGTTAGATACAGGCGGCCACTATACACATATGGCTTACAACTATGCACGTACGCGCAAGCATCGTCGAGTGCTGGCCATGAAAGGTTCTTCATTTAAAAACAAACCTATTATTGCAACACGACCGTCAGCAAAAGATGTTGATGTTCGTGGTAAAACTATTCGCGCAGGTGTTGATCTTTGGAATATAGGAACGGACACAGCTAAAGGTGCCATCTTTGCAAAGCTCAACGCCGACTCGGATGCTGAACCTGCTGAGTATAGAATCAATTTCCCTTCAGATATGACAGATGAATTTTTTATACAGCTAACATCTGAGCGTTATGACACCACACAACAAAAATGGGTTAAACCAAGAAGCATAAGAAACGAAGTGCTTGATTGCACTGTGTATGGGTTTGCAGCGGCATGTCATCCAGCTGTCCGCGTGCATATGTTACGTGACAGGGATTGGGAAAAAATTGAAGCCAAGATACAACCTGTAATTAAAGATTTGTTTGCTGACTCATCACCTGAGTCAGAAAATGATGAAGTAGAAAAAGAAGTTGATAAGTCAGAAGTCATCAATGCACCACAAAAGCAACAACATCAATCTAAATCAAAACCTAAGTCACGAAAGAAACGTGGTAAGGGTAGTTTCGTTGGGGGAAACAGATAATGAGTGAACCAAAAAAAATAGCCGTTGGTGATAATGCTGAATGGACAGCTACATTGCCTGATTATCCAGCAAGTGTATGGACATTACATTACGCATTATTTAATGCAGCAAATGCTTATAACTTTGATGCGTCTGCCAGTGATGATGACCATGCTGTTAATTTATTAGCGTCGGTTACAACCGCTTGGATTCCAGGCCGATATGATTGGACAGCTTATGTAACCAACACAGCCAATGAACGTAAAGTGATTAATCAAGGCGTCATCATCATAACGCCTGATCCATCCAAGGGAACACCTTACGATGGACGTAGCCACGCTCGCAAAATGTTAGAAGCATTAGAAGCTGCTCTAGAAAATCGAGCAACAAAAGCTGACTTGGATATGATACGAGGTACTTTTGGAGATCGAACCATCGAGCGTAAACCAGAGCAGTTAATTATGGCGCGTGATAAATATAAATCAGAAGTAGCGACCGAAGATCGTCAAGCAGCCATTAAACGTGGTGATCGCGTGCCACGCAGCGTTAAAGTGAGATTCAGATAATGAATGCCTGCCAGATTATCGAAAGAGCGCTTGAAGATAAAATCATGAAAGGGGAAATACCTCCTGGCGTTTATGACACAGGGTCGTCTTATGTATGCGTAACTTTAGGCGGTATTGATGGTGATGAAATATTGTTTTATTGGCAAGACACTGTTTACGACATTAACGATCACATAAGCCCATCAGATATAACAACGAGGAGATTCTAATGCCTGTTGCTGGACAAGTTGCTTTAAGTAAAGGTGAAGTCATGATGTATCTTGATATAGCTACATTAAACAGAACTGTGGCGGCAAGATTAGCTGATGTATCTCGTGCCACATTTTTTCGCGCAATGAATACGCATCGTGTTCGAGCGCCAAAACCACAGGCGAAACTAACTACGAAAAGCGTTAAGGAAATTAAAGCACATATTGAAAAAAAAGAATTGTCGCGGTGTGCTATAGCAAAGATGTATCACGTGCACGAAAGAACCATTATTCAGATCGAAGAACGTGAAACATGGTACTGGGTTTAGTGAAAGAAGCTAATTATGCGCCTTTATATTGCAGTATGTATCCAAAGCTTGCAGAGATTGCCAGATTGCACGGTTACGCAATGGCTGTTCATGGTTCAATGGCGAGTGACTTTGACTTGATATGTGTTCCTTGGATCGATCAACCAGATACACCTTTTGATGTAATAGAGTCGATACTCAGTAAATTTGCTTTAAAGCTTATTGGTGATGGTCCAACAATGCGCCTACATAATCGGCAGGTATGGACAATGAGCTTAAGCGGTAAAAGTTATCTTGATTTATCTTTTATATTAATCGAGAAAACACACACATAACTCATAAGCTCAGTTGTTGCGACTGAGAAATCAACTAGAGGGGCTTTTTATGCAAAGAGAAAATAGATATTTAGTTTTAAAGCGTAAAGATATTGAAAAATATTTAACCGATGAAGCGAAAGAAGAGTTAGAAAATATTGTTATAGCTCTGTCAATCGCAAAACAACCCGACATTGATACAGGCGCAAAATCAGAGGTTGAGTGTGTTGTTGTAGAAAAAGATTGGCCTATGTATGAATCGACATGGCGTGAAATTGAAGCGTGGGTTGACTCATGCGAAAACTGTCACGGAACAGGGTTTGTAGATGTTGGTGTAGGAAGATCACCATGTGGATGTGGTGCATAACGCCCCTTAATTGGGGTTTTTGGGTGTAAGAAGTAAGACGTAATATTTTTTTAACTCATACAAGAGGATAAGAAAATGATAACGCAGGGGTAACGCCCTTAGAGGTTGACAACTTCCGGTAAGCCGCTTTATTGCGGCTTTGCTGGTAAGAGTTATAACGCAAAGCTAAGTGGCGGCGAAGCCGTCCATTTCTTGAGCGTTTTGTTATGTGGTTTTAGTTTTAACCAAGCACTAGCGACAGCTTGTGCGTGAACACGAACAGCATCGCGTAGCGTTGCGGGAGATTAAAGTGGCTAACACACAAACAGCAATTAATGATGTATGCGAGTACAGAGGGTTGCCGAAAATTAAAAAAGGAACTCGATGCACTGTTGACGAAGAAGAAGGTGTTGTTTTTGGCGGCAATGGTTCGGCAAACTTAAACGTAAAGTTTAATTCAGATGGCCGCGTTCGTAACTGCCACCCGTATTGGAAAATGAAAATATTTAATGTTGATGGAAGTGTTTTATATCAGCATAAGGACACATAACGTTTTAGTTAAACGGCGCGGCTTTATCGCGTCCGATTTTTAAACGCCTTGTTATAAGGCGTTACCACGGAGGCAAGATGAATATTGATGTAACAATAGAGCGAATTGACAACGGCTACATAGTTACCGGAAACGACTCAACAAAAAACAAAAACTATTTTGTAAGCCTAGAAAAATTTGCTGAGTCACAAATTATTGAAGATTTACGAGAGCTAGACGCCGCGATACGCGAACACGAAAAACCAAATGAGCCGTTTACTTTCAAGATAACGAGTGACTTATAACACCAAGTCATAAGTAGCCGAGCATAGCGAGGTCTGACTTATGCGACTGTTATGTTTTATTAAAAATATTTTTTAAAAAGTGATATAACCGTCTCAAATAGCTATTGCATAATCATGCAATGCTTAAACTTAGAAATCCATTTTATAATTCTTCCAAGCAAGAAGTTGTTAAGGTGGCTTCGACTCCTCGTAATTTACGTTACTCTTTACCTCATCGTTTAGTTAAGCGCGCATTCAAAGCAGCAAATAGAGATCGCTTAACTGCTGACTGGTTATCTGCTGGCGGTGATATTAATCAAGAACTAAAAACTCAACTTCATATATTACGCGCTCGTGCTCGTTCACAAGAACAGAACAGTAACCTTGCTCGCCGCTTCCTTCGTTTAAATGAAATTCATATTGTTGGTCCTGATGGTTTTAACTTGCAAGTTAAAGGCAAACAGAAAAATGGAAAATTAGATTCTAAAGGAAATAAACAAACTGAAAGCGAATTCAAAAAATGGGCGAAGCGTGGTGTTTGTGAAATTAGCGGGCGTCATTCGTTTAAAGAAATAGAACGTATTTCTATTCGTACAGCTGCCCGTGATGGTGAATGCTTAATACGCATGCATGATGTTAAACCTTCGCGAAGAAACCCCTGGGGTTTCGTTGTTGAGCTGTTAGATCCTGCTCGTCTTGACCATCGCTTAAATGAAGATTTAAAAAATGGTAATCGTGTTCGATTAGGTGTTGAGCTGAATCAAGCAAATAGACCTGTAGCGTATTGGTTGAAACGTGGTAAGCGTGATGGGCTTATAAATCACGATGAAAAACATGAGCGTGTTCCTGCTGAGAATTTAATTCATTGGTTCAATTCAGAGCGACCAGAACAATTGCGTGCTGCTACCTGGATGTGTAGCGCGATGTTAACAATGAATCATATTGAAGAATATCAAGAAGCGGCAATTGTCGCGGCTCGCGCCGGTGCAAGTAAAATGGGTTTTTATACTAGCCCAGATGGTAATGCTCATGCAGTTGCTGATAATCAAGAGGGCGAAGGTGATGATACCGATCTTATTGAAGAGTTTGATCCCGGCACAATCGGTATGCTGCCTGAAGGTTATGGCTTTACAGGCTTTGACCCAAAGTATCCTCATGAAGCTTACGGCTCTTTTTTAAAAGTTAATCAACATGATATTGCGATGGGGCTAGATGTTTCTTATCACTCGTTAACGGGTGATTTAGAGTCGGTTAGTTTTTCTTCTATTCGTTCTGGTTCGTTAGAAGAACGTGAAAGCTGGAAAGTAAAGCAAGATAGCTTTGCCGCTGGCGTATTAGAAGTCATCTTTATGCGTTGGTTAAACATGGCCGTTCTTAATGGTCGTGTTGGTGACAACTTACCTCAAGATATTGCATTAGAAAGATTCAGTGAACACCACTGGAAAGGTCGTCGTTGGGCGTGGGTTGATCCACTTAAAGACATTCAAGCAACTGTCATGGCAATTAATGCTGGCTTGACATCACCGCAACGTGCAGCTGACACCTTGGGCGTAGATATCGACGAGTTGCTAGATGAAATCGCAGAATTTCAACAAATGTTAGAAGACAAAAAAATAACGTTACCGATTGTGCCAAAGGCAACGACTAACGCAAAAAAGAATGAAGAGGATGAGTCTGATGTCAAAAAATAAAACGATTAATAGCAAAGAATTATTTCAGCGTAATTTTTTATTAAAACGTGAGTCAGTTAATGAGGAAGATCGCACTGTAGAACTGTCATTTTCTTCTGAGACTGATGAGGTTGAAGGATGGCATCGATATGGATATGGCATTGAAATACTTGATCACTCTCCTGACTCTGTTCGTTTAGAGCGGTTGCGTAATAGCGGACCTTTGTTATTCCTCCATGACTGGGGACAACATATTGGTGTAATCGAAAATGTAAAAATTGAAAATCGTCGAGGCACCGCACTCGTTCGTTTTGGAAATTCCACTTTAGCCGATGAAAAATTTCGCGATGTTTTAGATGGCGTGTTGGTGCATGTCTCTGTTGGTTATCGTGTCCATAAAGTGGTTCTTGAGGAAAGCAGTGATGATAGTACTGATATATATCGAGCTGTTGATTGGGAACCGTATGAAATTAGCCTGTTACCTATACCGGCTGATACAACCGTGGGTGTCGGTCGTGCCGCCACCTTTAATTTTGATATTGAAATTGAGGAAAGAACTATGTCTGAAAAAGATAAAAATAAAGGCGGCACGGAATCAACAACCCGTGCAGCAGAAACAACGTCTACTGCTCCAACGGTTAAAGTAGAAGAAGTGCGAAACGCTGCTCGGGAAGCAGAACGAACTCGTGTTGCTGACATTATGTCTATGGCTGAGCGTTTTGCTGATCATGGTGCGCGCGGTTTAGCCGATGTTCATATTAAAAATGGCAACTCACCTGATGAATTCCGCAAAGCTATTTTAGATAACTTAGTGGATGAAGGTCGTGCTGGTACAGGTGAAGCAGCTGCTGACCTTGGTTTGTCTGATAAAGAAACACGTAGCTATAGTTTGTTTAAAGCTATTCGTGCAGTGGTCGCGGCTAAAGAAGGCGATAACTCTTACATGCAAAAGGAAGCTGCATTTGAAATGGAGTGCTCTCGCGAAATTTCTGAACGATTAGATCGTGATGCAAAAGGTTTCTTTGTACCGCTAGACATTATGGTTAGCGCTTCTCGCCAAATGCAAATGCAACAATTGAACATGATGCATGCACGTGCTCTTAACTCAGGCAATGCTGCTGATTTAATTGCAACGGAACACATGGAAGGCATGTTCATCGAGGCTCTTCGCCCTAATTCAGTGGTGATGGGTTTAGGTGCAACTGTCATTGACGGCCTTATGGGCAATCTTGAAATTCCACGAGAACTATTAACGCCAACATTTCATTGGTTAGATGATGATGATGATGTGCCAGATAGCGAAGGTAGCTTTGGCACAATCAAGATGTCACCAAAGACACTGGCTGGTGCTGTTCCTATGTCTCGACGCTTGCTTAAACAATCTAGCTTAAGTGTTGAAAGCTTAGTACAAAACTCATTGCTTCGCGGTGCTGCTTTAGCGCTGGATATCGGTGCGTTGAAAGGTACAGGAACAAATAATCAACCTCACGGTATCTTTAATTTAACCGGCATCAACACACAAGCTATCGCGACAGCAGGTAAGCCAACATGGTCTGAACTTGTTGGTTTTGAAACGGCGGTAGCGGCAGATGATGCGCTACAAGGCAAACTCGCTTACGTCACGACAGCAGGTGTTCGAGGCAACTTGAAGACCACGCCAAAAGATGCAGGTAGCGGTATGTTCTTAATGGGGGACAACAACGAGGCTAACGGTCATCCGCTTTCTGTTACCAGCCAATTAGCTGCAAACGAAATGGCGTTTGGTAACTGGCAAGACTTAATGATTGGTATGTGGGGCGTACTTGACGTTAACCCAGACACTGCGGCGAAAGCTAGTTCGGGTGGTTTAGTGTTACGCGTGTTCCAGGATGCCGATGTTGCTATCGGACATTCTGAGTCATTCTGCATTAACTCATAACTAATACGGCACGCCTAAAGCATAGGCGTGCCAAGGGAGAAAAATTATGTCAGATAAAATTCGCGCTTTGATTATCGTTATTGGCACTACCGTAATGGGTAATCCAGTGAAAAAAGGAAAAGTACTATTGGTGCCGGAAGACATCAGTACTGACAACGCCAAGACTTTGTTGAATATGTCTCGTCCTCGTGCGAAAGCGGCTAGTGATGAGCAAACAAAACAACGTTTAACTGAATATAAAAAAGCTCAAGCTGAACGTGCAGAAAAAGAAAAAGCCGCTCAGAAGGAAGCCGAAAAAGAAAACAAAGGCAAGAAATAATTTTCTTGTAAGCAGTTAGTTATTAAAAAATGACTGACATTGTAATTTATAAAATGAGGAACAAGCCATGAAAATGAAAAATTTAGTTGTGTTATCTGTTCTTGCTGCACTTCGTGTAACTGCTAGTGCTAATGGTGCAGGTAAAGATATTAGTGACTTTGAAGGTGATGTTAAATTCACTCTGGATAGTTCGGCGGGTAATGCGGCTGATGCCACCCTGGATGCGAAACTACAACACAGTGATGATGATGTTACCTATATCGATGTGCCTAATGGTTCTTTCACACAAGTGACTAATGCAGGCCCTGCATTTGAAAGTATTACTGTTAGTGCTGATGGTTTGAAAAAGTTTGTACGCGGTGTTGATGCAGTGGCTGGAACAGGACCAACATTTGAACGTGCAATCAGCATGGTTGGCGAAAAGAAATATAGTTAAAGATAATAAACGATGGGCTCATTTGAAAAAGACTTTGCAGCATATGATACCGCCATCCTGAGTGCAGTAGGTGATGATGCTTTGTTGGATGGCAATCTTGTACGCGGCAAGTTTGATGCGCCCTGGTTGCAACCGGAGATTGGTACTTTGCGTACTGGTCTTCGTGAACCAACCTTTACAGCACAAGACGCTGTCTTGGCTACTGCCGTAAAGGGCAGCGTTTTAGATTTTAACGATAAAAATTATGATGTCGTTAAAGCACCAAAACCAGATGGTTCAGGTATGACCACTTTAGTATTGAGGCCAAAATGAGCGACACCGAAATTGAACAACTTAAAAAAGATTTTAGTAACCAGTTTTCTGGTGTGCGTTCAGACATTAAAGAACTCACTAAGGCTTTGCATGACTTGATTCGTCTGGATGGTGATATTAAACGACAAAGTGATGCCGTGGGACGTATTGGTCGCGAGGTAGAAGATCATGAAAAACGTATTAGGGTGTTAGAGGTTGCTGCACCTGGTACAAAAAAATCTGTTGGCTTTATGGATAAGTTATTTGAGCGCAGTGTGTTCTTAATTGTTGGTGCTGTCCTTATGAAATTCATAGGCATTTAAAATGATTGATATCACTTTAGATTTTGATAAGCAAGATTACGCAAATATGGTTGGTGCGCTTGGTATAGCTGATGAACGCATTCATGCGGCCGCTTATCGCACAGTGTATAAAACTGCAAAGTGGGTCAATACTCAATTTAGCCGCGCATTAAGTAAAGAAACAAAAGTTGCTGCTAAATTTTTTAAGAAACGTTTGCGTATTTATCGTGATGATCCTCGTGCCTTAAAAGCAAAAGTTTGGATGGGGTTATTTAAAATTCGTGCCAGCATGTTAGGAAATCCACAACAAACACGCGCGGGTGTAACAGTGGGTAGACACCGCTTCCCAGGAAGTTTTGTCGCAACAATGCCATCTGGTCATAAAGGTGTTTTTAAACGTCGGGGAAAAGCCAGACTGAAGATTGATGAGCAACAATTGGATATAAGCGAGCAAGCAAGCAAAGTTTATCGTGAAATGGATCTTAAGATTGAAGATCGTTTTTTAGTGTTAATGGAACAGGAAGTTAACTATGAAATTAATAAGGTAATGAAAAGTGTTAACTGATTTACATAATGCAATTACTGCACGTTTATTGCTGGATGTTACTGGCTTGCAATCTTGTGCCGCGTATCCTGATCTTGATCACGATTCTAAAATTATCTTACCAGGTGTTTTATTAGAAACAGCCCCGTCTATTGAACCTGCAAAAGATGAAGGTACAGAACAGCTTTGTTTAACTGTGAAGATGCGCGCTTATTGTATTTATGATCCGATTTTAGATAACGCAGACTTAGAAGTACGTAATCTTGCAATAACCGTGGCACATGCTGTTTATAAAGCCAGCCGTTTTGGTCAACCGGTCGGCGCTGCAAAAATTAATTTTGTAGGTGAAGATAATTTTAAAGAAGAATTAGAAGGTTACAAAGTGTGGTCGGTTGAATGGGATCACGACATTAGAGTGGGTACGTCAGTTTGGGATGGTGATGGTGTTTTACCGACTGAACTTTATGTTTCATTTAATAACGAACCACATAATCAGGTTAATGCATAAGATGAACGCTAACGAACAACAATTGGATATTGTTGAGTTACAACGCCGACTTTTCAATTTAATTAAGTTCGGCACGGTACATTCAGCAGATTATCCAAAGTCATTAATCCGTGTTGAAGTTGGTGGGAACGCTACAGGTTGGTTGCCGTGGTTGACACGCCGTGCTGGAGCAAGCACTGAATGGTGGGCACCGGAGGTGGGTGAGCAAGTTGTGGTGTTATCGCCTTGTGGTGACCCAGCGCAAGCAGTGGTATTACCATCACTCTATTCAAACGCACATCCTGCGCCTTCGGCAGATCCAAAAATACGCCGTACAAATTATAGCGATGGTTCTTTTGTTGAATACAACGAAACGACTCATAAGATGACGATAACAGTCAATGGTGGTGATGTTGCATTAAATACAACTGGAAATCTTGATGCTGTTGTTGGCGGAAAAGCTGATGTAACTGCGGGTGGTGCTGCCAGCGTTATTGCAGACACCATTAGTTTAGATGGCGGTGGAGCAGTTAAAGGTCTTGTTCAAGGAGATTGTCGATGTGCAATAACGGGACAGCCACATCCACAAATTTCTGCAACAGTTAAAGCGAGCAAGTAAATGGCGTTAGATTCAAATTCAATGATGCTAAAGGTTAAAGCAGCAATGGATGCCGTACCTGCTGTACAGGTTGATGGTGGCGGTGATCCTTCAGCTTATCGTGATGCAATGCTAACAGCGTTATGTGCAGGAATAATTGAAGAAATTCAAACTAATGCAGACGTCCCCGTTACCGGTGGTAGTTCTGCTGGAACTTATAAGGTGCAATAAAGCACGGGAGACTGATATGCAAAAAGAAGAATATGACGTTCTTGTGGATACAAATATTAACGATGAAGTGTGTCGCAAAGGCAGGAAGGTGAATTTAACTGAGCGGCAAGCGAAATATCACGTGCTTGCTAAAAAAATAGTTTTGTCTAAAAAAACTACTGGTAAGCCTGATGAAACTAAACCGACTACAACAAAAAATAAATCTGACAAAGGAGCGAAATAATCATGCCCGAACAATTCTTACATGGAATCGAAGTCGTTGAGATCGACGAAGGCGCACGGCCAATTCAAACTGTTCGCTCTAGCGTTATTGGTTTAGTCGGTGCAGCACCTAAAGGCCCTGTTAATGTTCCAACATTAATCGTTGGAAGTCGTACAGAAGCGGTTAAACAATTTGGTTTAGATATTGGCACCATCCCTGATGCGCTTGATGCAATTTTTGATATGGCTGGTGCAGTGGTTGTGGTGATTAATGTGTTAGACCCTGCTACTCATAAGGCAGCGGTTGCTTCAACAGCTTATACGCTTGATGCAACCAAAAATACATTGGAAGTTGCACACGATTATATTTTAAATGAAGTTGTTAAGTCGGAAGATAATGTTACAACATATGTAATAGATACCGATTACACCTTTGATAGTGATACAGGTGTATTTACGCGCGTCAGCACAGGTAGTATTGCAGCGGGTGCTACGCTTAATATTGCATATGATCGCCCTGATGCATCATTAGTCACGAGCGCAGATGTACTTGGTGGCGTTGATGGAGGGACTGGTGCTTACACAGGTGTTCATGCATTACTGGCTGCTGAGTCGGTTGTGCATGTTGCGCCTAAACTTTTATGTGCTCCTGGTTATACATCTGATCGCCCTGGCGGTTTAGTTAACCCTGTTGTGGCTGAAATGTTAGGTATTGCTGATCAATTACGTTCAGCAATAATTGCTGACGGGCCAAATACAAATGATGCTGATGCGATTACTTATCGTAATGATTATGGCAGTCGTCGTGTTTATGTTGTTGACCCCGCGACTAAGGTTTGGGACACCGACAGCAATAGTGCTGTGAGTCAACCGGCTTCTGCACGTGTTTGTGGTTTGATTGCTAAGTCAGATAATGAACGTGGTTTCTGGTGGTCTCCCTCTAACCGAGAAATGTATGGCATTGTTGGAACTGATCGCGCTGTCGATTTTACACTTGGTGATCCTAATTCTCGCGCTAACTACCTTAATGAAAATGAAGTAGCGACAATTATTCGTAAAGAAGGTTATCGCATATGGGGTAATCGTACTTGTAGTTCTGATCCGAAGTGGGCGTTCCTTTCTGTCGTGCGTACCGCTGACATGATTAATGAATCATTACTCAAAGCACACATGTGGGCAGTTGACCGAAACATCACAAAAACATATTTAGAAGATGTAACGGAAGGTGTTAATGCATATCTTCGTCATTTAAAGAACATCGGCGCAATTCTTGGTGGTGAATGTTGGGTAGACCCTGAACTAAATACGCCAACAGAAATTGCAGCAGGTAAAGTTTATTTTGATTTTGATTTTACACCGCCATCACCAGCAGAAAAAATCACATTCCGTTCTCACATGGTGAACGATTACATTGAATCAATCTTTTAATACTTAGCTTATTAAAAAGAAGCAAGGAGAAAAAAATGGTTACTGATATTTTAAAAAACATGAACTTGTTTGTGGATGGACGGGGCAAAGCAGGAAAGGTTGAAGAATTAAACCCACCAAAAATCACTCTAAAAACTGAAGAGCATCGGGGTGGTGGCATGGATATTCCGATTGAAATTGAAACAGGAATGGAAAAATTAGAGTTTGGTTTTTCCTTGCTGTCTTTTGATAAAGAAGTTCTTAAACTTTTCGGGCTTTCCGCAGGAAACAGTACAGAACTAACTATCCGTGGCGCACTTGAATCGGAAGACGGTACGACGACACCTGTAAAATTTAATCTCAAAGGAAAACTAAAAGAGCTTGATTATGGCAATTGGAAGCCAGGTGATAAGGCACCTCTTAAATGCATGGTGGCTTTAAAATATTACAAACTAACACATGGTTCAGATGTTATTCACGAAATTGATGTTGAGGGTATGACACGTATTATTGATGGTAATGATCAACTCGCCGAGCAACGAACAGCGCTTGGTTTGTAATTATTAAATTAAATTTTAAAAAAAGGTAATAAACAATGAGTGAAATAAAATTAGATTATCCCGCTGTAGTTGATGGCGAAAAAATTGAACGCCTTAATATGCGTCGCCCCAAAGTGCTTGATCAAAAAGCTGCTAATAAGTCAGGCACCAATGATGAAGGACGGGAAATTACTTTGTTCGCGAATCTTTGTGACGTTGATACCAAGGTTATTGATGAATTAGATTTGCTTGATTATCAAAAACTACAGGAAACGTATACCGGTTTTTTGTCCCCTGGCACAAAGTAAGGGCAGCTTGCGGGTTGGTGATGCACGTCTTTCATCAACCCTTGCCAGTGCTTGAAGAAATGGACGTGGATGATTTGCTGGGTTGGGCTGAAGAAGCGGAAGGATTGTTAAAAGTGATTAATGGTGCTTAATATTTATTAGCAGAACGATAATCAACAAGCAGTGAAGTTATCACTGCGACAAAACCAGCAAGTAAGGCGTGACCAAATGAGATATCTAGGCCATCAGAATAAGGAACGGACATGAACAACGGTTCAATTAAAAAAACAGCGGTAAAGAGTAAATAAGCCATGCCTGAAAAGTCCCTTGCTCTTGGTTTAGTGATTGGTGCCAGCGTTGGTGCTGGTGTTGGTAGTGCATTTCGTACAGTTCAACAGCAGTCGCAACAACTCGGGCAATCTCTTAAAAAGGCGCGATTAGGAAAGGCGCTCTCTGGTGATGTACTTAAGTATAAACGCCGCCTTGAAAAACTCAAGGCTCAGCAGGCAAAAACTGGTGAAAGTAGCGAGCAACTTAATAAAAAAATAGCGGATACAGAGCGAAAATTTAAGAAGGCAACACTTAGTGCCGGTAAACATGGCATTGAGATTGGTGACGCAGCACGAAAATACCAAATATTTAGCCGTTCGGTAAGTCATTCTGAAAAACAAATGGCTAGGCTTGAGCGTCGGCAACGTAATCAACAAGTTCGTAGCAGTCTCAAGGGTTCGGCACTTGGGTTGATAGGTGGTGCTTATGCGATAGGACGTCAGTTTAGTGGGGCATTAGGTTTTGAAGAGGCAAGCACTCGGCTAGACACTGTTATTATTTCTAATAATGTTGGTAAAGCCCTGGTTAAGGCTCGTAAACATTCTGTTGCTTTTGCACGAAAAGGTCTCACAAATGAGACAGACATGTTGGGTATTCAGTACGCACTTTCGTCAGCTGGATTTGAGGCTGAAGCGGCAAGAGTTGGTTCGAGCATTGTAGCCAAAGTTGCAACGGTCACCAAGGGGGCACCGGAGCAAGTAGGTGAAGTGGTAGCCACGGTATTTAATAATTTAGGAAATAGTTTAGAAGGCAACACACAACAAAAGATAGAGCGCATTGGTGACTTGCTTGCTAAAACACAATTTAAGTTTCAGATTCGTGATTTTGGTCAACTAGGTGAATCACTTAAATACGCCACTCCAACCATTGCACAGTACAGCATGGAGCTTGCACAAGGCGTCACTATTATGGGGGCAATGAATAGTGCGGGACTACAAGGTTCTCAGGCGGGAACGGCTTTTGCTGCCACTATGCGAAATATGTCTAAGGCATCACAAGAGTTTGGCTTTGAAATGGTGCGCAATGAAAAAGGTCAACTTGATTTTATTGCAACTATGGAAAATTTGTCAGAATCGATTGGTGGTTTTGATGGTATGGATCAAGAAACGATTGATGACCTACAAAAAGTCTTTGGTGAAGAAGGTATTCGTGGGGTAACGCTTCTTGGGAAGCAAATGGGAAAATTGCGAGCAGCACAAGACGATGTTGCCAATAGTTCTAAAGGAGTAGTGAATAAATCTTACGAAAAATTTGTTGAAAGTGCGCCTGGTCAATTAAAAATATTTGGTAATAATGTTCGTCTTGTTGGTATGACTTTAGCGGGGAGTTTGTTACCTGCATTAAATCAGGCATTAAATCCTTTGATTGGTATAACTCAAACCGTGGGTAAAGCTATACAGCAAAATCCAGAGTTAGCGAAGACAATCATGGCAGTAGTTGCAGGTGTATTTGCTCTTAAAGCTGCGACTGTTGTAGGTAAGTTTGGCTTTACTTTATTTACTGATGCGGGAATGTTGCTAGGCAAAGTTTTTGGAATGTTGAAAGGGACGCTTGGTTTAGTTGCTACTGCTTTTCGCGTTATAGGTGTTGCTATGATGGCTAATCCTGTCGGTCTTATTATTGGTGGCATTGCTTTAGCTGCGGGACTTGTTGTGGCTAACTGGGATACGGTAAAAAGTTTTTTCCTTACTATCTGGGATGATGTTAAACCCTACTGGCAATCCTTTGCTACCTGGATCGGCGATGTTTGGAAAAAAATCAGTGCACCTTTTAATGCTGTTGTTGATTTTGGTCGTTCTATTGGTAGCACTGTGGCTGATTGGGTTAATGATGCTGGTGGAAGTTCTGGCAGTAGTAATAGAAAACTATCACGTGTGCGTAACGCAACAACAGCGGCTGCCTTGTCTTCAATTATTGCTACATCACCTGTGGCTGCAAATAATAAAAGTGCAACCTCAGTAAAGATATCAGCACCTATCACAGTACAAGCTGCTCCTGGTATGAATGAAGAACGTTTAGCCGAATTAACTGCTGAAAAGCTTAATGCGGCAGCTCGTCGAGGCTCCAAAAATAATTTTGGTTATGATCATGATGAGGTGGATTAATGTCTATTATTACTTCGCTTACTGATTTATCTCGTCTTCGCGAGGGCATTGATGCTGTTTCTACGCAGCTAAAACATTCAGGCCCCGTAATGATGATGTTGGGCCCGTTTATGTTTGCTACAGATACGGCTGCTTTTGAATCGTTTACTCATGCTGCTGAATATCGCTGGGCTAGTCAAGCACGGGTTGGCCGCCGTCCTTCTTTGCAACACACAGGGATTGGGCCTGAGACAATTGATCTGAAAGGTACTATTTATCCTGAGTATGCTGGTGGAATTAGTCAAGTACAAGCGATGCGTGAATTAGCGGGTTTGGGCAAACCAATGATTCTGGTGGATGGAAGAGGGATCGTTTATGACGAATGGGCTATTTTGCGCGTAGAAGAAGTACGAACAATTCTTAACTCTGATAGTACGCCACGAAAAATAATTTTCAATATGAACTTGTCTCGTTATGGAAAAGATCAACCTGAAGGGTTGGCGAGTTTGGTTAGATAATCATGGCTGTTCAATACCGCTGTAAAGAGGGTGATATGTTGGATGAAATTTGCCATCACTATTATGGTCAAAGTTCTGGAATAATCGAACAAGTGTTGGTTGCTAATCCTGGTGTAGCTGCTTTAGGTGTTGAATTACCGGTGGGTACTTTGGTGACGCTACCAGATGTGTCAGGCAATGAAACAGATACAGAGCAGGTAAATTTGTGGTCTTAGTGTTAGCTATAAAGGGTTATTAATGTGACGCCAGATTTTATGATTAAAGTGGTTGGTGGTAAAAATATTACAAAGCGTATTCGTGATCGTTTTATATCACTTAGCATAAATGATTCAGTTGACACAGAATCAGATTCAATGTCGTTGGTGCTTGATGATCGCGATGGTTTGCTTGAGACACCAATAACGGGAACAAAGTTTGAAGTTTGGATGGGCTATAAAAATAAAAAATTATCGTACAGAGGAAAGTTTGTTTACGATTTTGTCGATTTCGGTTTGGTCCCGCGCACTATGACAATTAAAGCTCATGCGACAAATTTTAAAGATGAAATTAAAGCTCCCCGTTCTCGTTCATGGGATGAGGTTACGCTTGGCGATATTGTTAACACAATTGCGGCTGATCATAATTATGAAGCTTTTATTCATCCTGATTTAGAGAGTGAGAGCATTGTTCATATTGACCAAACATCTGAAAGTGATTTGCATTTGTTGACACGTCTGAAGAAAGACTATGGCGCTACATTTAAAATTGCAGGTGGCTACCTTTTGTTTATGCCACGAGCGGGTAAAGTTTCGGCTAAAACTCAGGCAGCATTACCTGTTATTACGTTGAGACCAGGTGATATTAGTACGGGCGGTGTTACTCGGAATGACCGTTCAAAATACGGTGCTGTAATGGTTAAGTATTACGATTTTAAAGAGGCGAAAACGCTTAATGTTTTAGCAGGTGAGGGAACACCTGTTTATGAAGTTAAAGGAACTAAGGCAACAAAAGCTGAAGCAGAAGCAGCGGCCAAAGCTAAATATAAAAGATTACAACGTACTTCTGGTGATCTTAATTTTACGTTACCTGGTCGCGGTGATTTGGTTGCTGAATCTTCAGTATTAATGAAGGAGTGGCGTGATGGTGTTGATGGTGAATGGTCAACTTTAGATGTTAGCCATGTTATTGATGATAAAGGTTATCGTTGTACAGTAGATGCGGAATCAGTTTGATGGCAATGAATAATACAACAGGAAAGCATATAGAAGGGGTTGCGTGGTTAAAGCAACGTTTGACCGATGTGATGACTACGCCGCTCGGTACGCGTGTTATGCGTCGAGGTTATGGCTCTGAGTTATTTGACTTAATCGACCAACCTATGACTGCGCGCTGGTTAGTTCAGGTTTATGCAGCTACGGCTAAAGCCGTGGCTAATCCAATTAATGGTCTGCCCGATTTTAAATTAATGAGAGTTAATGCAACACGTAATGTTGATGGGCAAGCAGATATTGATATGTGGGGAGTGTATGTGCCAACAGGTGAGTTATTAAAAATTGAGGGGATAAGAATATGATTGACCTATCCAAACTACCTGCGCCAAGTGTTATTGATGAGCTTAGTTTCGAGACTATTCGTAATGAAATACTTGATAATTTAACTACGTATGATCCTGAACTGGTTAATTTACCTCCTTCTGATTCGTCTTATAAATTATTAGAAGTTGTTGCCTATCGTGAATTACTGCTTCGTCAACGTGATAATGACCGCGCTAAGTCAATGCTTTTGGCTCATGCAAAAAATGCAGATCTTGATCATATTGGGGTAACGTATTTTTTGGTGGAACGTTTAGTGATTGATGCTGGAAATGAAAATGCAATTCCACCTGTTGCTCCTACTTATGAAAGTGATGATGCTTATAGATATAGATTATTAATTTCACCAGATGGTTACAGCACAGCGGGACCGGATAGTGCTTATGAGTATCATGCATTGAGCGCTGATGGTTCGGTAAAAGATATTGATGTTGCAAGCCCTGCTCCAGTTTCGGTAGTCATTACGGTGCTGTCTCATGTGGGTGATGGTGTACCAGATGCTGCTTTGATAAGCATTGTTGATGTAGCTTTAAATGATGATAAAAGACCTTTTACCGATCAAGTCACCGTACAAGCGGCTACTGTTACCAGTTTTACCATTAATGCAACGCTTGTTATTTATCCTGGACTTGATCAGGAAACAATACGTTTAGCAGCGTTCGACAGCTTGACTGCATGGGTGGTCAAATATCATAAGCTTGGTTTCGATATTACAGTGGTTGGCGTTACTAGCGCATTGAAAGTGGAAGGAGTTAAAGATGTAACACTTAATAACACTGTTAGTACAGATCTTACTGCAAATCTAGTTCGTAATAATAATGAAGCGGGATTTTGTTCTGGTATTACTGTTGATGTGGGAAGTATAGATGAGTAACGATTTATTACCGCCTAATGCTACTGAGTTAGAACGCAATCTATCAAAGACAGCGGCGCGAATTAGTAATGTTCCTGCGTTGCCTCATCTTTGGAATGCAGATGCTTGCCCTGTTGAACTTCTTCCCTGGTTAGCCTGGGCTGAACAAGTTCCCGAATGGTCAAGTAAATGGTCTGAACCTGTGCAACGTTCCTCTATTAAAGCGATGCGCGCTATTCGTCGTAAACGAGGAACAGCCGGAGCAGTTAAAGATGCGCTTAACTCACTTAATCTCGGAGTAAATATATCTGAGTGGTTTGAGTATGCAGGAACACCCGGAACATTTAGTTTGAAGGTTGATTTATTTGATCGCGGCTTAACTCTGGAAGAGCAAGAAAGTATAGAAAGAGTTATTGCTCAAACTAAAAATACAAGATCACATTTAGACTCGTTTAATATTTCTATTACTCAAAATAATAATATTTTCTATGGTTCAACGGTGTGTAGTGGTGATGAAACAACGCTTTATCCTTTAATTATTACTGAATTAGAACAATTAATGCAGAGTTTATATGCAACATGTATTTATGATGCTGAAACAACAACAATTTATCCGCTAACAAACTAGGGGGAGATATGCCACAAAATTATTACATGGTGCTAACAGCGGTTGGTGCGGCAAAAAAAACAAATAAAGAGGCGCTTGGCCAATCGTTAGATTTAACAGAGCTAGCAGTAGGTGACGGCAGCGGAGCTTATGTTGCTCCTGATCAAAACTGGACAGCATTAAATAATGAAGTTGATCGTGTTGCGATTAACCAAATTTATCAAGATCCTGATAACGCAACTTACTTAGTTGTTGAAGCCGTTATACCACAAAATATTCCTGTTGGTTATTACATTCGTGAAGTGGGTATTTTTGATGTTGATGGCGACATGATTATGGTTGGCGCATACCCACAAACATATAAACCAACTTTAGCAGAAGGTGCTGCCCGTGATTTATATATTCGTGCAATTAGTGAAATCGGTAATACCAGCTCAGTTGAACTAAAAATTGATCCCTCAATTGTGTTATCAACAAGACAATATGTTGACAAAAATTTTACCGACTTAAAGCTATCCGTTGAACAGTCTCGTCGAGATCTAACCTTGCTTATACATCCAGACAAATCAAAAGGTCTGCAAGAATTACAGGAACAAGGTGTTTACCCGTCATCATTCAATCAACAATGGGGCGGCATGGGATATGGGGGCATGCCTGATGGCACTATGGGTGAAGTTGCGACTCAAAACATTAAAAGCGACGGGTCAGCTGGATATGTTGGTAACGCTCTGTCAAACACTTACCAGGCAAATGGATTTAAGGTAGGACAAACCACTAATATTAAATCAATCTGGATAAACATATATAAAGCAGGTAACCCTACGAATAATCTTGAGCTATACATCTATAATGATTCTGCTGGTAATCCTGATGTTGCAATTGCAAATGGTGCCGCGATAGCACAAGCAGGTCATATTCATTCTGAAAATACTGACGGCGAATGGGTTAAATTTACTTTTGCAGCAGCGCCCAACTGTATTGGAGGCACACAGTACCATATTGTCTTAAAGTCCTCAGGGGTGTTAGATGCTGCTAACCACTGGAGGTGGGCAAAAGGTTCATCTGATTATCCTTATGGCAACAGAATATCTGGAGATGCTACACCGGTTTGGACTCAAGAGGCTGGGTGCCAATTATTCATCATCGAGCCAATGACAAAAATATTAAACTCAGGGTTAACCGGCTTTGATGGTGCGCTGAATCATTATGAGGGCGCTACTTTAAATCAATCTGGCGGATTCTATAAAGAAAACTCCTTTATGAACCATAAAAGAGGCATGATTCATCTTGCGGGTACAGGGTGGAACAAAGACAAAACTTTTTATGATTCGGGGCTAGGCACAGATAAAAACCGCATTGTTATTCGTTGTAGCGCAATAACAGGTTATGCACAAGTTGACTTGTACGAAAAAAACGAATCAAAACATACCGTAATGAGCACAACAGATATTTCAACGGGGAATCATATTGTCTCTGTTGGTTATCGAGCGGAAGGCGATGGTGCTGACTTCTTAAAAATCTATATCAATGGTGTGAGCGAAGGAGTCCCTGTCACTGCGGAAACTATTACTTTAGATAAAGCATTTGAAGAAGGTCATACTATTATTGGTGGCGGTTTTCCTATTGCGCCTGCGTGGACAGGTAACGAAGATATGTCTGGCTTACCTTCGTCTAATGGTTGGACGTTTACAGGAACAGCAACAGAAGCCAACGTATTTATTGTTAATGACGGTATTCTTTATCAGAACGGTGCAGGATATGCCACAACCGAGACAGGTTACTATGTTAAAAATACAACTTTAAACAATGCTACAGGGTGGATTGTTGATTCTAAGATTAAGTTGAAAAATTCTACGAATAATCCAGGAAGTGCAGCAGCTCAAATTGCTATAAAAGATGGTACGAAATATATACGTATGTTCATTTCTGAATATTTCTGTGATATGTACGGTGTAACAAGTGATGGATTTTTTCAACATGACTTTACAAAAGAAACGTTTATTAGATTTGTCGGTAAAGGCTCAAATTATTATGTCTATATAAATGGAAAATTAGCATTTGATGGTACTGGATTGTTGGTAGATACAACGGCAACTAATCAAATATTTTTCGGAGACGAAAACACAACAACTACAGAGAACGCATCAGCTGAATGGCATTACCTTAAATACTACGAAGGCGCACACTTTCCCGAATACTCAAACATGCAATTATCTGAAATGACTTATTGGACGGATGATAAGTCTTCTTTGTTACCGAAGATATATAATTCAGGCTTAATTCAATCAGTTAAGACCTTAGCAGGGATAAATAAGAATTATATTAATCCCGTTAAGCGGCTTATCAAAGCTAACGGAATTACAAAAAACATTTCAACCACAGTACCTACCGCATCTTCTATAGCTGAAATGAGCGCGTTTTGCTTCGGTAGCTCTATTAAGTTGAACTTTTCTGTTTTTTGGGCAAGTAACACTCTGGGTGCTGGAGTTATATTTCCCTTTAATATTGATGGTGTTCTATATCAGAGCGGACAAGCTGATTGTGAAACAGTGAACTACCAAAAGAAAACCACCTCCTTTTTAAGCGTACAAGTTCCCTTTGGGCTTCACTCTAATCAAGTAATGTTTTTAACAGGTGGCGGGACGTTATCCTTACAAACAAATAAACGAAACTTTACAGTGGAGTCTGCATAATGACTTATGAATTAACAGAAAACCAAAGCTATGATTTGAATTTCCTTAAGCAATATAAAGTTTTAACATCTGGCAACAAGGTAACTTTTTATCAAGACTTAAGCCCTGAAGATATAATAGCTGTTGAAGCACATTTCAATGAAATGACGCAGGTAGATAGGGATGCCTTTAATAAAGAAGAAAAACGTAAAGCAGACATTACATCAAAAGCTGATGCTTATATATTAAGCGCCTACTGTGAAACCAAACAACGTAAGCTGATAAGCCTTGCAACCGCTTTAATTGATAAAAGTGCTGTGCAAGGTATAAATTTGGATGTAAATGAACAGGCTTTATTACAACAAACCAGAGATATAGATGCTTGGATTTCTTCAGTGCGTGACGCAGAAAACGCAGCGCAAGCAGATGGCATTACAATTGCAGATGACGTAATTTTTCCAGCTAAATTAGCATAGGTAAATAGGACGGCTGTTTAAACAGCCTCCTTTTTAGCTTTGTATCTTTGGCAAAAGTAGCTGTTCCATTTTAGAAACTGGAACGCTTCTACGCTGCTGTTCTGCATCAATGTTATATAGCCATATAAGCATTAATAACGTAATAAAAATATTTATTGTTATTATTATATTAGGTGATTCATTGTTTTTACTTGGTTTATTATTTTTGTATTTTTCTACTAGCTCACTAATAACATCTTCCATAATTATTTCCCTGTTTTATAGTTTTTAAACTCAATCTTTAATTATTGCAATTCCAATAGTTGCAGAGGAAATCTATAATATTGCATAAGATTTTAAAAACAACTGAAATAGTATGATATTAAAAAGTATTTCAAAACCTTGTGTTTGAAATAAAAAGGTGATGTTTTAAAATGAAAAGATGGGGTTTTGAAATGATATTTCAGCAGATTTAGTCGGTTTATGAGTTTTATGTTATATAAAAAGTCAATATCTCACTCCTTTACTTTAATTTCTTTTGGTAACCCATCAATGTGGCGACCAATTCCTATAAAAAATTCTCCATCATTTTTAGTTTTTACGAGTTCTAGTGTGCAATTCACAAAATATGAATAGCCATCATCACGCATGTGCTCTGAGTGTAAGTTGGTTGTGTCGCCGTGTTCTTCTAATTTATCATCGACCATTTCTTTAAAGCTGTCAGCTATACTAGGGAACACCTTGTATGGATTTGCTTTTTTAATTGAGCTTTTTGAGTGGCCCAAGTGCTTTAATGCAGTTTCAGAGGCCATAACAAAACCGTTACCTTTTTTTATTACATAAACCTCGTTATCAATTATTCTTAAGATACATTCAAGTATCGCGCTACTTGAACGATATTGTGAAATTAATTCAATACTATCTTTTGTAATAACGCTTTCCGCGTATTTATATGCTGCTCTTTTTCCAAATCTTAACTCTATCGGGTTGATGCCTGTAATTTCAGAGATCAGAAATAGCTCGTCGTCTGATACGCTTGATGTTCCGCTTGTCCACCTGGTTATCTTTGCATTATCAATTCCTTTGTCCTTCAGTTTGTTTCTTAAATTAGCGTCCTTACCGAGCAATACATTAAGACAGTCACCAAATAGATTGGATTCTGGTTTTTCTTCGATCAAGGGAATTTGATCGTCTTTTTTTGCCACGACTTAAAATTTTACCTGAAGTTTTCTGGTTGGTTAAAATGTGTGCGAATTATATAGAAGTAATAGACACAATAAAACTGCAAATATATTGTCATAATGTAGGGTAAACCCTAAAATAAAGGGGGGGTAAAGTAAGAAAGGGAGCGGTAAAACCACCCCCAATTTTGAGAGGCCGAATTTGCCAGACCGCGTTACACCTGCAATAATGCATGTGTACTTTTTAGTGCGGTAGCCAAGGGTAAAGCCTCGGTAACCTTAGCAAGGGTCTATACAGGCCAATAAGGAAGGCGGTTCTTGGTGGGAGCGCCTTTTTTATTGCTTGGGCAAGGGCTGCTGTATCAGCCTACCTACCTTCTCATTTCAACTTCCTTCTATGCTGCAAGTGATCACGCGACCACTCATGTAATGCTTCAAGTTTGGTTCATTTTTGTATTTGGCACAAGGCCAAATAGCGAAAAAATACAGATAAAATCAATTTAAATGCATTTTAAGGCGTTTTGAGCCGATTTAGTATATACGTGTAGGGTAAAGTATATACGATTCATCATTTTAAAAAGGCTGCTATTGCCCCGTATGTTTTTTAGGGTAGGTGTAAAAGCTGATTTTAAGCGGCCTTACTTATTAATAAATTGCGGATGAATGTAATAGCAGGGTTATCGATGCTTACCCTTGGGGAAGCCATAACAGCTCTGTAAAAATATGTCCCATAGAATAATTCGTATCTAATAAAATCAACAGCTTACAACGTTTATTTTCTGGTTTTGTGGGACAAAATTTTTAATAAAAAAGCTGTTAAATCAACAAGTAACAACAGGAAAAATAATGGGCTACGAACCGAGCGGTCGCACGTTCGAATCGTGCCAGGCGCACCAAATAAGTAAGTCAAATCAAGCAGTTATCGTGGTTCACGGTAGCTGCTTTTTTGTGCATTGTCCCATAGAATGGGGTTTGTCCCATAGATTTTATAAAGTTACTCTATTTTATGAGCGGTTTTATGCGAAGAGGCTTGCGCCGATAAACTTTGTTCGTGGTTTCTGTGGTGCCGTGACCAAGCCGTTCGCTGGCTTCTTGGAGGGTTTCTGAGTCGCTTGCAACCTTAGCGCGCAGGTCGCGTTCTTGGAATTTATCTTCTACATTTGTGAGTTCTATTACCCTGTTCATATAACGCTGCCACAAACTATCGAATGCGTTTGCTTTACCCTGGTTGTTTATGTATGACTTTCCTTGTCGCGTTGTAAACAAACAAACATCACCAATTCTGCGGGGGGGCAGCTTTAATATGTCATCAATAAGATTGCGCATTTCGCCTTCTTCATCCCATTCAAATATCAAACGCTTGCCAGTTGTATTCTTTGTTTTTGTTGGTTGAACGTGAATGCCATCATCTTTAATTTGGGATATTTTTAGTTTTAAAATATCCCATCTTCTTAGGCCGGTCATTAGTTTGAAACGCACATATAATTTGGCGAGAGTGACTGCGCGTGACTTTATTTTAGGGGTTAACGATAAGGCTTCTTCTATTTCCCAATCTTCTACAAACCGATCTCGTGGCAGCGTAACGGGTAAACGAACTTGCCCGAGCAACGGGTTTGTTTTTATCACCCCCCATTCCACTGCTTTTGTTAGTAAGTGTCTTAATAATTGAATGTCATGCTTGGCCACGGTTTTACCATTTTTCTTTGAGGCCATATCGTGATATTTATATGCGTGTTGTGGTTCGATAAGAGCGGGGGGCATTTTTCCAAAAACAGGGCGTAACTTTTTAATACTGTGTAAGTTGGATTCTTGTGAACCGGTAGCCTTTTCTGGGATAACTTCGAGCATATACCTATCCATCAACTGATCGATAGTATTAATTGGGTCTGTTGTTTCAAGTCGTTCTGACCAGGTGCGATATGCTTCTGATAATGTTGCACCTAATCGAAATTCTTTTTTTCCGTCCCAAAGATGTTCTAAACCAGGGGGGACGCGGTAACGATAAGCGCCATTTTTTAATCGCCACCGCTTTGGTAATGGGGTATTCTCACTGTTACGTTTTTTAGGAGACATTCAATAATGAGCTGAAATCTGGCGCAGCCAATACCTTTTTAGTTGTTGAACTTCCACCCATGCTAGATTCATAACATGACCTACTGACGAGTATAGACCCATCTGGGCGAAGTTTAAAATCAATTCCCATTTGTGCCAGCGCCTTTGATTGAGCACGATAGCGTACTTTGTGAGTAATGTCGTATAACTCTTGCTCTGTAAGGTGGATTGTCATTTTAATTGCCGTAATATTTAATTTAATTATTTTACTTTCTGAACGCGCTAATTAAGCTTGATACTGCACTTGTTGGTTGCCCTGATGCTGCGTTATAGCGGGTTGTTTTTTCTTTTGTGCGCATTCCAAAGTAAGCGCGTAATAACAAAGTTGGTGTACCGATAACGGTTGCAAATAAAGGCCATGAATCACCTAATGAATCAACTAAGAAACCATCATCAATCACTATTGCTGTGACCCAAGCTCCCATGAAAACAACGATTGCAAAAACAACACACCACGCCATCATTAATGCAATAGTTGGTCGTGTGCTTGAGCCTGCTTTGTCGGCCTCTGAGAGCGATGCTTGTATGGATGCCCAACCTTTTATTTCTTCGATTTCAACATCTAGCTCTTTACTCATTAATGCCATTCTCTGTTTAGGCTTAAGCTTGTCTACCGCATTACGGATATCTTTACCGGTTGCCGTTTCTGGCAATTTTTCATCATCAGGCAACATAGAGTTAACGGCTCCAAGAATTAAGGGACCTCCTGGTATTAATGTTGATGCCGCGGTTAATAGTGGGCCTTTGATTGAATCAAATAATTTTCCGAAGTCCATTTTAGTTCTCCTCTGCTAGTTGGATGTGTGCCATGTCCCAACCATATGGGATGCCATTTTTAAATTTAGGTGTTTTACGTTTCCAGAAGCCACCCCATTCAATGGCGTAACCCAACATAGAGGCTGCTTGTAAATGAGCCGCTGCGACCATTGCAAGATGATGAGATTGCCAACTCGCTGCTCCATTGACATAAGCATAAAAATCTAAACTACGACTGAAACCATTTTCATCAGGCTGATGAAGACTTAGGTTTATATATCCATCGGCTTTAGAAAAGCCATTTGAATAAAGCTGGTTTTGTTCTTCAGCATCACGAAGACCGCCGTGTTCGGGGATACCAAAATCAATGACGGATATTTGCAGTGCTAAGTCATTAATTTCAATCAGGCGTAGGTCAACACCAATGCGGCGTCGTTTTGAGCGGTGGCTTAATTTAAACATTAGATTCTCCTTCTTTTGTCATAGTTTGATAAGCATGATGAAGATCATTAACCGGCGCTTTAAAAAACTTTAAATGACTAATGACTTTTTTACGTAATGAATCAATATTTTCATTTGTACCTTCAGTATTAAGATCGGCAAAGACAGCAGGAGGGAGGTCAGAGGTGTTTTCTACTAGCGCGCGAAGCTCTTTTTCGCGAAGCGTATTTATGTATTCAACATCTAATTTAAAGTCAGTTATTTCATATTTGAACCGCTTCCATAGCACTTCAATTAGTTGACGACTTAGCCAGCTTTCGATAATTATGACTTCAAGAAGATCTGGGATAGCTTTTTCATCCACAGTTAAAAATTGTGACACTGAAAACAATTGATGTTTGAAAAGAATTTTTTCAAAGTCCTCTTCATCAGCTGGACATGGAGAACCGTCAAAGCTTATATACTCATCATCTTTTTGTTGTCTTATTCCATCTGGACAATCAGATGCAATCCACGCCATAACCCTCAACGCTAACGCAGGTTCATCTTTTAACATGTTAACAACTTGTTTAAGCATGTGATGCTCAATGGTTCGAGTAGCCTGGCTGTGCAGTTCTTCCTTTTTATCAAAGCAAGGTTCATTGAAGCATGCGTTTTGCTCAATAACGTCATTGTCTTCTTGGAATTGTCCTTCTGATATTGCTATATGATTATGAGGACAGTTTTCACATTCAGTTTTATTGAATTCAGCATCTTCTAGAGGGAAATATTCAGGACATAATTCAAGCTGTCGTGTATCAACACGATTTTTTTTATCTGCTTTTACTTCAACAGGTTCTTTGTTTTCTTCTTTATCTTTTTGTCGCTGAATTGCTTTTTGTCGTTTTTGTTCTTCTTTAGCTTGAAGTTTTGAGTAGCACTTTTTGTCTAAACAAAAAATTCCGTTGGTTTCATCAGCACTAATTTTGCAATTGTTTTTGCAACCTGAAGCTATGCACTTCTTTTTATAATCGAAGTTAGTTTTGAACCCCGTAATTTCATCGTGCTGACGGACAAATTTTATATATATTTCATTTTGTAATTCACGTACGGTCGGCGTCCATTTTTCGTCACTTTCAAATTTCGTTTTAATATTTGCGCTGACTTCTTCACTGACCATTGCCGGTAATAAGTACTTACCGTGTGCTGGTGTTATAGTTTCATTGCGCACCATTTCTTGCGCCCAATCAGGCAGTTTGCGAAGCATGATGATGTTGGAGATATAACTGCGTCCATAATTACCCACACCATGTTTTTTAAGTGATGCTTCAATTTGTGGTTGTGTCATACCGTGTTCTTTATTCATGGTATGAAATAAGTGTGCCCAGTCCATTGCGTTCAATTCTTTACGTAAAGTATTTTCTTTTACTTGGCTGAGTAGTAGTTCTAGGTCTGCGGTTTTTCCTTCTGTTTTTCCTTTGTAAAGCAGTGCAGGAACAGTTGGCATTTTAACGAGACGACTAGCGTTAACGCGGTTTTCTCCATAAACGATTATGTAGCGACCTGTTGCCTTTGGATTAGGACGCAACGTAACAGGTTGTTGTACGCTATTTTTTTTAATGTCTGCGCCCAGCTCTTTTAGCCAGTCTGAATCGAAATGCGTTCGTGGTTGATTTTCATCTCTGTCGATGAGTTCTAAAGGAATTTGGCTAACTTGTCCTTCCACTAATTCGATTTTTTGAGTTGTTTGTTGCATGATTTCTCCTAAGCAATTGTGTTGTGATAGTTAGGTATTGTGCTTACATCAGCAGCTTCATTTCCTAACGTGATAGTTTTACTATTACATGATGCGCATAAGTCATCTTTGAGTTGATCTGTGAGCAAACCACAACATTGGCAATAGCGTGTTTCAGTTGATGAGTGAGCACCGCATAATTGACATGCCTCTCCAAGCTCTATATTCATATGTATATTCTGTACGCTGCATATGTGTGCCCAGGTTGGCTTTTTATTAACATCCATAATCCCGTTCCCCTTTTTTATAGAAAATGTAGTTTTGAAACTGCTCTGTTGATATTGCTTTGCCGCCTAAAAGGACAACACCTTTACACCAAGAGGCAGCAATGATGACCTGTTCTTTTCTTGGTGAAAGATAAACGTCATTGACGGAGGGGCGCGTTGTGAAAACACCTCTACCATCAATAGCAAAGGCGTTGTTACACATGGTAGTGTGTCCGCTTTGAGCGAGAAGCATTAGAACTCTGTTGGCTTTTTGTTTTTTTAGCCATTGCGCTTGCTTTATCTACAGCTTGTTTACGCCTACCGTTACATACGCCTACTAAGGTGTTATCGTTAGCTAAATCAACACGCCATGCCCATGCAAAAGTACCTTCAATTGATATCCACCCTTCTTTTTGTGCTTTTTCAAAGCGACAAACGGTTATATTTTTAGGCATGACCTTGCCTCGGATAATTTAGAAAGAGGAGTTGAAGAATCAAAGTAAATTAGAGTTAAAATTAAACAACGAAGGTCTTCACTTAATTCTTCGTCACCTATGAGCAATGCAATAGCGGCCATTGCCGATAGATAGCCATCAAGCTTATCTTTAACCATAAATGAATAACCTAATTTCCTTTCCTGGTTATAGCGTGAGATTGAAGCTGTTCTTGTTTGCCATTCACTACAAACCAAAGCGAGTAAAGTTTCTTTTAAGCATTCAACTTCCATTTCACCACCCTCTATAATGAAGAAATAAGTCCGACAGGATGGCACGTTGTTGAGGCTTAAGAACAAGCGCCATATCTCCAAAACTGCATCCCACCTTATTAAGCAGCTTTTGTCCTTCTGATGCGTTGTATAAACTGGCAACGGCTGCAACAAAAACGGCGTCATGTTTTGATTTATTTGGAAAAGATTTTCTTATCACATCAAGCTTTGGGGTTAGCTGATGTGGATGTGTTGCGGTGTCGGGCGTTCTAGCCATGCAGCCAAAGGAGCGAGGTCCAATTAAATTGACTGCTTGAATCCACGCTGCTAAAAAGTGAATATCACCGGTATCGCTTGCTTCATTAGCTTCTTGGGAAGCGGTTTGTGCTGTTGTTTGGTTCATTTGACGCCCCTTTTTGCTCTTTTATTCTTAACTGGTAAGCATGTTTACATATCGCAACATAATATGTCAATATGCTTACATTAAAAATAAAAAAAGCATATAATAAGAGACTAAAATTTAAGGGGAGAGGGTAAAGATGAAAAATATTATATTCTTAGCGCTACTGGTTACTTCTATTTCGGTAGGGGCAAAGATGAATTATGGCGTTGTATTGGTTACGGAGATTGCTTCTGTTTATGATGCAGATACTTTTAGAGTCAATATTGATGGCTGGCCAGCTTTTGCTGGACTAAATATGCCGGTCCGAGTGAATAAAGTTGATGCGCCAGAAATCCGAGGTAAATGCTTAAAGGAAAAAGCGTTAGCAAAACAAGCTCGATTATTTACGTTTAATTTTCTTCAGTCTGGTGCTGTTGAATTGAAAAATGTAACTCGTGGGAAGTATTTTAGGTTAGTTGCAGATGTTTATGTGGATGGAAAAAATCTTGGTGATGAATTAATTAAAGTAGGGTACGCGAGATTTTATGATGGGAAAAGTAAGCGGGCAGGGTGGTGCAATTAATATTACCACCTCTGCCCCGTCATTCATGTTTTACACAATGTTACCCCGAAATCTGTAAGCGGGCTTAAATCCATTTTTGGTGTAAAGTCTTTTCCTTTAATGAAGCTTAATGATTTGTCCTCTGCCCATATATTTTTAATTTCTGTTATAGATATACCATTTTCTTCTGCGTAATTATATCCAGCCCCATTTAGTGCGTAAGTTTTTTTATTAGCTAAAAATAAAACAGCATCAAATGAGCCAACACAACGAATACTGCCACCATCAACCGTGAGAGGCCAAGTTTTAGGGAAATGTTTTTTTGAGACGTATTTAAAGTTAGTTTTTTGGGTGTTAGCTGTTGTGTTTTCACTGTCATCTAGTGTGCATGAACTCCAGATGAAACCAGTGATAACTAACACTATAATAAAACCCCATATAGCTTCTTTGGCACCAACTCCTGGATCTTTAATCCCACAATGTGGACAAACCTTCGCGCTTGATGAAACTTCTTTTTTGCATTCTTTGCACTTTGTTATAGCCATAATTCCCTCTAGTTTTTGCGATATTAATTATTTTTCTTTTATCGTTTTTGATTTAGTGTTTTTTATATTGCTGATAATTGAGTGAAAATCAAAAACGAGATCGGCTTTATCGACTTTAACGCCTCTTTTTTGTCCGCTGTTATATTCTGCATAAAAGTGACCAAATAATTCTGTCCATTCATCAAGATCAAAAGATGCGTCTAATTTATTTTCTAAAAATCTAATTAATGAGATCGTGTTTTTTATAGTTTCTTTATTTAGTGGGCTAGTTTTATATGCGGGGGATGGTTCGTTGACTTGTAGAGGCGGGATTCCTGTTAATAACTCATCGACAGTAATGTCAAAAGCGTTGCTCAACCCAATCAAATAACTGTTTTTAATATTTTGCGTATCTCCACTTTCCCATTGTGATACGGATGGTCGCTGAACACCTACTTTGAGAGCAAGGTCGTTTTGACTCCAGCCTTTTGCTAAACGGAGCTCTTTAATTCGCGCCCCAACATCGAGAAAGTTTGTTGTTTTCATATTTGTAAGTTTACTTACAATTAAGTAAGTATGTTGACATCACAGGTAAACATGCTTACCATAGTTCGCATGACAAAAAATGAAGCAATAAATTTATTCGGTGCTCCAAAAGATTTAGCAGATGCACTTAGCATTACTCGGCACGCCGTATATCAATGGCCTGATGATTTGCCACAGGCAACGATTGATAGGGTGACGGGCGCAGCGCATCGGCTGAAGAAAATAAAACAAGAAGGTGAGTCTGCCGCATGATTTTTAATTCTAAATTGTTCATTAATTCTTTATTTATTTTTCCGGTGCCAGTTTCCATATGGATATTCCTTTTCGCTTTTTTTAAACAATACAGTACTAACAGGTAAAAACTATGTCTGATGACCGACAGCTGCCGCAACGCATTATTCGTGAATACCTCGATGATTTGGTTGTATTCAAAAAAGCCTTTACACGAGAGGATTTTGCTAATCATTTTGTATCCGTATTTTTGGAGGCTGTTCCTCCTGGTGATGATGTCCCTGAATTTAAAGAGGCTCATCGCCGTGATGAATTGAAGGTGGCTAAAGCAAAAATTGATGCAAACAATAAGAAATTTTGGCGCGCGATTGATGGCACAACATATTTACCATTGGTTTTTATTCGCCCGATTATCGATACCTTAAATATTTATGGTGTACAGCATGGAATGGAATTAGACCGACTGTTATTACGTAATGATGGTTGGATGGCGATCCCTGTTCCAAATGGACATAGTAACCATGCAGATGTTTACAGCAATATGTTGAAAGAGTTTGCTGAAGCGAATAGCGCTGTGGCGGTAGATCTTTCTGATGACGGTCAATTAAATAACTCTCAAACAAGTAAGGAAACGTTGGATGCTATTGAAGCAATGATTTCTGTTTATCTTGCTTCTCAATCTAAAGTGTCAAATGTCGTTGTTGAGTTAAAAGATCGTTTAGAAAAATCTTAAGGAGAGAAAATGTTTGAATTAAGGTTTAAAGAAAGAATAGTACACAACGAAAGAGCAGGTACAAAAAATATTTTGCAATTTAGAACTAAGACTGTACACGTTGATAGTTCTACTACAACACCTGTTAAACCAACATGGACAGAATGGAAAGATGTTCCAGTTGTTCCTTAAAAGGCAAGCTGATTGACAAGGGATAAAGTAATGAATGCGTTGGATGATGTTTATAAAAAAGCTGAAGCATTGGGATTGACTATTGAGGGCAACATTGAGCTTGATGGCCAGTGGCATAGCGTTAAAGCAACGAACGGTAAGAAAACAAAGAAGTCGGGCACGTACTGTTTGAGTGAGCTGACATTATCATCTGGACGCGTAGTTGTGTTGGGAATGTTGTTTAACTGGCTTACCGGTGAAGAGATACGTTTAACATTGGACGATGACACCGAGGTTACTGACAAAGAACGTACAGAAGCTCGACAACGCGCTCAGCGTGCAGCAGAAGAAGGTAAGAAGGCAAAAGAAAAGTTACATTTGGAAACCGCTGATAGAGCTAAGAAAATTTTTGATAGCTTACCTGATGGCGGTAAGTCTGATTATTTATTCACTAAAAAAATTAAACCACACGGTATTAAGTTTGCAAAGGGTAAGGTAGTTGTCCCTGCATGTGATGTTGATGGTAAGTTGTGGACGTTGCAGTGGATAGATGGCGAAGGCAATAAAATATTTATGACCAATGGAGCAATGCGTGGTCATTTTCATCTTCTTGGTTTACCTCAAAATGAACATCCAGCTTTAATCGCTATCGCCGAAGGCTATGCGACGGGGGCGTCTATTCATGAGGTTACCAAATGGCCAACTGCTGTTGCTTTTAATGCAGGTAACTTGATGTCTGTTGCGTTGGCGCTTCACAAGAAATATCCCTCATCACAAATTGTGCTTTGTTCAGACCAAGATATTTACAATGGTTATCCTCAAGCGTTCATTAAAGAAAAAGATATTACGCCTCCTGTGCGCAGTTTGGTGTTGCGTTTAAAGCAAGCTCGACCTGATGTGTTGATTGAATTTGTTGCTGACGATGATATGCGTACTAAAAACAAAGATAAGTCTCATAACGCCGGCCTTGCGGCTGCTGTTCTTGCAGCGGCGGCGGTTGACA